CGGGCGGGGTTGGTTCTCCGAATGCCCCGGAACATTCGTTGATCACCAAATCCCGAAGTGTCAGAAAGATCGCCTCGGGGATTTCGTCCTGTTTCCAATAGACGAGTTCGAGCCCGGGAGCCTGCAATTCGGCATACTTCTGCGCGTAGACATCGAGCACGAAGTTTTCGTCCACCTCGTCCGGAGATTCCGTCGCGTCAATGACGGCCATCTCTCGCAAAATGGCTTCGGCAAGGTCCGCAGGTTCATAGGCCATTGGTCAGATCACCCATAAAGACGCGGAACGTCATCGAAGAAGCCGGAGTGTTGTACGAGAAAATCCCCTTCGAGAGCCGACGTCGTACCAGTCCCGGTCGAAACCCACCGATAGCGATAGCGTCCAGACTTCTCCGGGATTTCATAATCGCAGTAAAAGTCCCCCGTGTCGGTCAGGCTGACTTGAGGATCGGTCCCGTAGACGTAGGTCGTCACCGTTCCACACGGGTCCATGATGGCAAGTGAGATCCCGGTCGGATTCACATCCGTCCCAAGGTTGGAATAGTTCACCGCCAACCGGATGATGTCTCCGATGTAGTGTTTTCCCGGTGCCAGCATCCATTAGTCTCCGCTGACGGAACGTGCCCGAAACGGGTTGAGAGATTGTCCGATGGCCCGAAACCGGCTTCCACCGATGGCCGAGGCTTTCATTGGACCCGATCCATAGGACGACGGGCGGGCATGAGGCTTCTGCCGTTTGAGATTGGTTCCACTTCCGATATCGCCTGAGTAAGAAAAGACCCCATATCCGGCCGTCAGAACGTGTATCCAGGTGAAGTCGACAGTCTGGCCGGTAAGAGAGATCGATCCATCTGCCGCGCGCAGCGCATACTGATGGAGCGTTCTCGCATCCTGACCATTGATCGTGATCGTCCCGTAACCGGCTGTGAGGCGATGTCCCTGGACAAGTCCTGCATTGCGTCCGGTGTAAGAGAATGCCCCATGTGAGGCAGGGAAAATGTAGGTTCTGACTTTGTTTGCTGTCTGTCCCGAGAGAGCAAAGGACCCGGCATTCGCTTTAATGACGTAGTCTTTCCGGAACGCTGCATTCTGCCCAGAAAGAGCGATGCTCCCGTAGTCAGCCTTGACCAAAAAGCCGTGGTGGAGGCCAGCAGCTGGTCCACTGAGAGCGAACGATCCGGCCGCCGCGTTGAACGTAGCGCGATGAAATACAAGAAGGACGTCCTGTCCACTCAGGACGAATGCAGCGGGTTCCGCCGTCAAAAAGTAGGCCGCTGCACCAGGCGTCCCGAGATCGGATCGACCCAGTGCGAAAAAGCCTAGCATCTAGTCGGACATCCTATCGGATTGGAGCAATTAGACTCGCATTGAGTCTATTAGATCGTGTTGCGATGCAGCGTTGTGTTACGCGCAGGTATTGCCTAATGTGTCCCCCGAAATGCGGGGAATGGGAATGATAAAAACCATCGGCGCGTTTGGCATTCTTTCCCTATTTCCAGGAAAGGATGGCCAGAATGACGATATTACAGTTTATCGACACGCATCCTCTTTGGTCGCTCGGGGCACTCGCAATTGCCGGTGTGACTGTCGTTCTCGTTGCTATCGTTGTCTCAGCAGCAATCGCCGCCGCTCTTTCTGATCGAGGCGAAGGCGGCGGCGATGTCGCCTGATCGGCTAGAGTCTCGCGCTCAGAGAGATCGCAGCACTGGCATTATTCGTAACGAGCAGCGTGGCATTGCCCGCTACGAGTCCGCCTGCCGTCGTTATATCAAACCGCACAACCCCAGCAGTTGAATTTACATTAAGCGTGAGCGCCGTTGCTGCAGCGCCTCCACCGTTGGCAACGAAGACTCCAAAGTGGCTCACGTTGCTTAGTGCCAAAGACGGTAATACGCGGAATGGTACTGGCGGAATCAACACAGTGAGCGCATTCGTGGTAGAGAAGCAAAACCCAGACGAAAACGACGCTGCACCGGTCGTTCCAACCGGTATCTGCCAATAATAGCGCTGGCACGCTCTAAAATCGACATCCGGCGGTGGCGGATCGAATGTTGCTGGCGCACTTGCGCCCTGTCCGAAAAACACGTTCCCAAGATCGAGCGTTACCGTCTGGGCCTGTGCGCTGTCCGTCCAGAAGAAGATGATGATGTTGTTCATCGACGACGAGATTGACGCGGAGAGCGTGATATCCGTGACCGTCGAAGCTGAAAGAGCAACCGATCCTGTTCCTGCGATTGTCAGACTTGTGCCAGAGAAGAACTGACCCGCGGTGAAGGTCGTATTCGTCCAAGACGCGACAACGTCTTTTGTGACGCTATCGGCCGTTCCTGTCCATTCGATGATGGCATAGCGAAGCGTGGTCGCCGCGGACATGCGGACCTTAGCCGCGAGCGTGACGGTCTTGCCTCGAAGGTCCTTGACGAAGGAGCTTTCAAAGACCTGAGCCCAGCCCATGCGCTGCGCCGACGCTTGAGATTGCGTCAAGCGCCCCATTGAGGGCAGGCCATCGGCCACGTTCGTCAACTGAGAGGATGTGACCGTGCTCGTTTGCGTCAGCGCGTACCACTGGTCTATGCCGGTATAGGCTCCGTCTGCCGTCGAGCCGACGCCCGCTTGTGCCCAGAATAGTTGCGGATTGATGACGCGATTTCGATAATCCGGAATATCCTCGGCCAAAGCCGTTATGATGACTTGTGCTGATCCGCTGAGATTAATTGCAGCGTCACTGTTCGTACTTTTAAGAACCGATCGGGTCAGGCTCGGACCAGAGGCATCATAGATTCCGCGACCGACTTCCGAATTTGCCCCGTCCAGAATGCCGTAACTGACACGATCGCCGGTTTGAACTCCGGCCTGGTCGAATGTCAGATGACCGAGAACGGCGGAATCGAGCGTGACCGTCCCCGTCCCCGTGGTCGGCGTGAGCATCCGGGCGAGGTTGTAGAGCTTTGCCATTCAGATCAGCTCGGGTTTCCGGTTTTACCGCCGAGGGCTTTAACAAGAAGGCCAAGTTCTTTTTTCTTCTCGTACAGCGGTTCCTCGATCGCCTTGAACTTGGCCGCGAGTTCCTTGCACTTGGCTTCCATCGTCTGCGTAACCCGGTCGTACTCCTGGCGGATCGGGGCAGACTTGGTTTCGATGTCTTTGATCTCAGCCTTAAGCTGATGGAACCGAGCGCGCATGGCGTCGGGCGTGAACATGGCGGTCATGCGGGTTTTCCCTGTAAATACGGGCGTTTTCGTGAGTTTTTCGCTATTTTGTGGTAGGATTTTCGCTCTGATTTGAGGAGCGAATTACGTGACGAAACTTTTTGATATGACCGGGATGAAGTTCGAGCGTCTTACCGTTACCTCGCGCTCCGAAACTTCAAAGGCCGGACAAACTCGCTGGAACTGTCGATGTGACTGCGGCAACGAAGTCGTCGTACAGGCCGCGGCCCTTAAGGACGGGCACACGCGGTCTTGTGGTTGCATCAAGATCGAACAAACAATCGAAATGAGCACCAAGCACGGGCACGCGGCGAAGGGGATATCACGCACTTACACGACGTGGGGCGCAATGCTTTCGCGGTGCAATGACTCGAAGGACAACCGGTTCCCAGACTATGGCAGAAGAGGCATCAGCGTGTGTCCGGAATGGCGCGACTTTCGTAATTTCCTCCGCGACATGGGAGAGAAGCCAAACGGCATGTCTCTTGATCGCATTGACGTGAACGGGAACTATGAACCGTCCAATTGCCGATGGGCGACAGCCATGGAGCAGGCTCGCAACAAGAGGAACAACAGGCTTCTAACATTCAACGGCGAGACCCGTCTCGTTCGTGAATGGGCTGAGATATATGGAATTCCATTCTCCGCACTTATGCACCGCATTAATGCTGGATGGAGCGTAGGCGACGCACTTACAAAGCCATCAGATGGTATCGCTAACAAGCCATCTTTGCGGCTTGTGGAATATAAAGGCGAGATTCTTCCAGCGTCCGAATGGGCGAGGCGATACGGAATAAAGATGACAACATTCTTCTATCGTCTGAATGCGGGGTGGACCGTTGAAAGGGCACTTACGCAGCGTTAGGCAGCGGTCAGCACGCCATTCGTCCCGTCGTAATCGACGGTGAACGACTCGCCGTCAGCCAATGTGATCGACGACCCGTAATCCCAGAACCCGATCAGAACATCAGACGTGCTCGTATCGTCGTAGAGCACCGCATATCTGAACGGTCCTATCGTTCCACCGGACGCGGTGAACACCACATCGGCAAGGACGAGCTTGTAGGTTCCGGATGTCTGAGCCGAAGACGAGATCGTTGCGGCCGTCCCGCCAGCGGTGTAGCCGTTCCCAGACGAAATCTCGGTGAGATCGCCTTTGAGCCCGTTGCTTGACGTCGGCGCCGTGTTGGTCAGCATGACCTTCAAGGTATCGGAGCCGAGATTGACGGCTTTCTCGAAGGCATATTCGACGAACGGCTGGAACTTCTGGAAGCTTGCCAAGGCTTAGCCCTCCGCTTTGGCCCGACGGGGCTTGGCACGCGCAATTGTGCTGACGGCTGCTGCCGTGACATTCTCGGCAGACGCGTCGGTGCCGACGCTTGGTTTCACTTCCGCCGCAGCAACCGCTTCCGGCTCGTAGCCTTCGACGACGAAATGATTGTTGCCCGCGAGCTTCTTGACCTGTGCAGGCGTCAGAGTTTCCGGCAATTCAACCGCGACATTCAGAGGAAACAGCACGTCAAACATCTTGAGAGATGTGGCGTTGTCTCGCTCATCATGCGGATTGCCGATGAACGTGGCTTTCATTCTTGTGTGCTCCTAGCCAAAGGAAACGGGCGCAGCCTTATGAGCCACGCCCGGTCTTCCCTCGGTGCTTGTCTGATCAGATCAGGATGTAGTGTGCGACAACGTAGACCGTGCCGGTACCGCCAGCGTTGGCAGCGGCGGTAATCTTCGCCTGGACCTGGGTTTCTTCCGTGAAGAACTTCGGACCCGTCTTTAATTGAAACGGACGATAGTTCTGCCCGGCCGGCGCCAGATCGGTGATCGCATCACCCGTCAGCACGCCGGAATCAACGAAACCGGCTGAGACGGCCTGGTAGCCATCGTTGGTCCAGGTCGTGCCGTCGTTGGTGCGAACACTATCCGTCGAAGCACCGCCGTTCGCGGTCCAGCCGACATCGATTTCCAGCGCTTCCGTGCCGGTGTCGATGTCGTCAGTCATCAAGTAGCCGCCGACCACAAGCGCATTCTTCGGAAGTTTGAAGAGGTTTGCGAGATCGTTGGCGCTCGGTGCGGCGGCGTATGTGTACTTTCCATAGGCCACCTTGAGGTTGCCGTGAAACCCGCCAGTCGCAGGCTGCAAGGCATTCTGATTTGCTGTGACTATTGCCATAGCGATGAGGTCCTTTGATGAATTGGAGAGAGAAAAGGAAAAGGCGGGATTGCTCCCGCCCTCTCATCACGAGTCGAGCGCGGCGGAGAAATATCCGGTAACAACGCCGTTCTGTTTCTTGTTCGCCGTATCGGTCGAACCCGACCCGAAGCACAGCTTCTCGATCTTCGACCACTGCTTGATCGCGAGACCGTTCTTGCGCTCGTAGTCGATGTCGTTGCGGGCAACCGTCGACGGACGCATGGCCCAGGCTTCCCCAAGCGCCTGGGCGCCGCAGAGGAAGACCGGAGCAACAATGGCGCCGCCGTTGCCAACCGCGCCGATCGTCGGGATATCTTCGATCTCGTAGATGTAGATATTATCCCAGAGATAATCGGCCGAGTTGAACAGCGGGTTCGAGTTGCCACGTTCCCGAGCCAAGCGGTTCGCATCTACGAACGCCGTATCATTTGCCAGATCGCGCATGGCGAAGCTGTTCGCGAACAACACGTAGGCATCCGACTCTTCGACACCACCGCGCGGGACGAACGGCGTAATCTTTGGAGTTGCCTGCTTGGCCATGCGCTTCATCAGCGAGATGGCGCCCGGCGTCAGCTTGTCATCCGTCGTGTCGATATTCCCCAACGCGGCGGAATGATCGTTGCTGGCGTTGTTCGACTTGGTCTTGCCGAACAACACGCGATCCGAGTTGTTCCCGAGCCACGCGTCTTTCTGGCTTTCCGTCGCATCGCCATAGGCAACGCCGTCGATCGACATAAGGGCCGCGATGATCTGATCCCGCTCAAGTCGGCGGTTCCAGCTCATCAGGGCGTCTTTATGGGCGGCGCGAAGGTCGATCGCAGTCTTCTGGGCTTCGAAGTTCGACCACTTGACGGCGTGGCTGTACTCCTGAACCGAGACCTTGTGCGAACGAAGCATCAGGTCTTCTTCCTGACCTTCGAGATCTTCGCTGGCGCCCTTGGCGTTGCCGGTGAGGTTGTTGATCAACTGGAACGTGATCGAGTCGCCGGGCTTCTTGGTCAGGTCCTCGCGAACCTGAATCATCGACGACGAACCGGTTCCCATGAACTTCTTGAACCAGTTCTTATTGTAGTATTCCTGGAAGTACTGATCGTCCCACTGCTGGACGGTCATACCCGATGGGACTGATAGCTCGGCCATGGTGGCCCTCCGTTATCTAAGGATTGCATCCAACGGCGTGGGGCCTTCGAATTTCGCTGCAGCCTTGCGAGGTGCAGCCGAAGTGACCCCAGCCAACGACGGCGGTGGCGGCGGCGGTTTGGGCGTTGGAGATGCGGCCTGCGGTGCAAGAGCCGGCGTCGGAGCGGGTGTCTGAGGTTCTGTCGACTTTTCAGCTTCGAGCTTGGCTTTGAGTTCAGCCTCGATCTTGGCTTTGAAGGCGGTCGGATCGTCCCCGATCTCGCGCAAGGCCATCAGTCGCTTGCCCTGCTCGTAGGCGAACCGCGCCGGGAACGACGAGGTTCTGAGCTGCTGGGCTAAAAACGGATTGGACTTGCACTCTTCGCGGAAGACCTTTTCGACGTCGTCGTAGTCGTCATGCTTCGAGCGCATTAGCTCTTGGCTGAGTTCGACGCGGTCGCGGAAACTCCGTCTTTCTGTCTCGGCCTGGATATGTCGGGCATAGCCCTCAGGATCGAGCCAGGGATCGGGAACCTCGGCCGGCTTCGCTGCCGGTTTCGGTTGCTGGGCCTGCGGTTGCCCGCCGGATTCCAGCCGTTCCAACCTCTTTTGAAGTTCATCAAACGCCTTGTCGCGTTCGTTGAGCTTTTGCTCCGTCTCTTGGCGCTTTTTCCGTTCGCCAATCAGGGCCTTCAATCGGCCTTCGGCATCGGCGGGTTCATCCTCATGAGATGGCGGCGGCCCATCCTTCTGTGCGCCCGTCTCACTTGCCTGGGCTTCTGCCTGACCGTTCCCCTCGACGGGTTCAGGTGTCGGCTGTGCTGCGGCCGGTGAGGAAGCTTGCTCCGCCCTAAGATTATGGACGGCGCCTTCGAGAAGACTCTCCAATGTCGTTGATGTCATGATGTGCCCTTGAAAACGCCCTTATCGCTGGCGTGCGCGAGACGCCCGTTCCCCGGCGGCGGGACGCACCAAAACAAAAAGCCCGCCGGGTGAGGGGCGGGCTTGAAACGCAAATCTGTGTTTGACTTAGAAGCCTGAGGCTTGCCGCGGCGGCGGATAAACCTGCCGGATCGCTGGAACTTGCGGCTGCTGTGGTTGCGCTTGCGGCGCTACCGGTTGCCCACCTTGCGGGGCTGATTGAGCCTGTTGCGGAGTTTGTGGAGAACCCTGAGGCGGAAGCAGCGTCGGTGTTTGAATGATGGTCGATGCGGCTGTCTGATCCGCCTTCGCATAGTTCAACGCTGCCGTTGATTTCAGATTGTCGATCTCGGCGTTCATCTTCTCGAGTTCTTTGAGCGCCTTTTCGAGCTGCGCTTGAACTGCGGCTTGTTTCGCCGGATCGGGCTGCTGATCCCCGATCTTCTTCAGGATGCCCGCCTTGTTATGGAGGCCCGACATTTCAATCCATTGTTCCGGCGTGAACTGGACGGCTCCGGTCTTTGCTAGATCGACCATCATGCCGAACTGTTCTTGCTGAATGTTCGCCGTGTCCGGGACATCGTCGAGGATGATGTCCATGCTCATATCGGCCGGGACGTGCTCGGTTCGGATTGGCTGGCCCAACTGCTGAGCAAATGCCGGATCGTTCTGGGCCTGCAGCCGGATCTGCTGCTTCGCCTGCTCCGGATCGATGCCTTTGGCCGTCGCTTGGTTCAAGAGTTCTTCCGCCATCGTAACCGGACGGTTGAGCCCAACCCAGCGGAGGTTGTTTTCATCATCGGTTACCCGGATCCACGTCTCTGCGGTCCAGTACTGGCGGATCATGGCCCAGATGAGCTTATAGACCTTGTGTTTGAAGTGCTTCTGGCGGTCGGTCAGCATCGTAAGTTCGATCTGGCCGCCCTGTTGGGAGGCGAGGACCGCTCGACCTGATGCGGATTGGTTCTGCTTTCCTGCAAGAGCCGCGTTCGGACCCATCAGGTCGATTTCGTTCTTGGCCTCTTGTGCGAGCTCGACGTTGCCCGAAAGCTGGGCCGTCGTGTCGATCACGCCAAAGGCATCCGGAACATTGCCAAGGTTGTTGATCTCGACATGTCCGTCGGCTTTGGAAAGCTCGGACTTCATCTGATCGATATCATCGATCGCGCCTTTGACGCTCCGGGTCTGCCGGTTCATCAAAAGATGCAGGGCTTTCGAGCGGCGCTTGTTGATCTCGTCCTGAGGTCCTATCAACTGCCGGACAAATCCGTAGCGGTTGTTTTCACGATCAACAAAGGCCGATTGGAAGATCATCGGGCAAAGAGATTTGCCGACGTCGTCCCGGTAGGGGACCTGGCCTTCGTCGATCACGCCGCCCTTCGTAAATATCGACCAGTGCCATTCTTTCTGGGCGCCGAAACTGTAGTACATCTGAACGATGCGGACGCGCTTACGCTTGCCACCGGCCGCCCATTGTCTCCATGCCGGGCGATCCTGATAGGTCTTGTAGGCGTCTTCTGAAATCGTGCGGGTGATGATCTCTGCGGCTTCGGGATACATCGCAACGGCCGTATCTTCATCGAGCCAGACGACCAGCCCCTTGTACCGGGCATCCTCGAAGTCATGTTCTCTAGAATGTGGATCATAGAACGAGCGGTCCCAATGAGCCTGCAGGATTTCTATGTTCCCGCCGCCCTTGCCGTCAGGCGTGACTTTGACTTCAACCCCGCCGTAACCCTCAACAAGCATGTTGTCCCAGACCTGGGAAAATCGCTGTCCTGAGTCCGACTTATCTCCCACATAGCGCAGGGCATCGGAGCAAGCATCGGCGGCGTCTTCATCGTCGGGGGTACGCGGAAACCCTCGCGGCTGCGTTCTCTGTGTCGCTTCATACCCCATCAAATACTGATGCTTGGACTTGATGCGGTTGATGATGATTGCAGGCTGGCCGCGCTTCTCTAGCGCTTTGAGTTCGGCCGAGGTGAACTGCTTGTTATCGACGTAATCGCGATCACGTTCTGAAAGAGACCGGCTGTCGATCGTAGCTTCCTCCGAGTCCTCAAACCACTGGACAAGGGTTTCGTGCGGGATCGGGGCATCATAGGGAGGCGGCTGATCAATCACCATGCCTTGCGGCGCAGCAACATCGACAAGCGCATCGGCTGAGCCGGATGCGGCCGGCAGTTGTGCGTCAGTGTTTGCCATCAGCCTATTTTCCAGTTGGAACTTGATCCACGGTCTTGATCTGCAAAGGCTTTCGCCCAGCCGGTCTTTTTGCTGCCGTCTTTCCTCTGGCCCTCGTTCGGCGCCAGCATCGCATCCAGCATTCGGCCAATGAGGCTCAGGAAGTCGACTTGATCGTCATTGCTGCCGATAGGAAATGCCATCAGCTCGGCCAACAGCTCATCGAGCCAAGGCGCATCGGCCGGAAGGATGACCTTGCCCATTGCGGCTCTGGCTTGGAAGGCTCTGGCCTTCTGCGTCTTGTCGCCAGCTTCCGAGAACTGCTCGCGGAGCACGTAGCATTTGCGCTCACGCATCCGCCGGTCGATAAAGGGACCAAGAGAGTTGTTGATCTGGTCTTTCGGCTCCGCCCACTTCATCGGCTTGTGCTTCAGGGCGAGCGAGATGAATTCTTCGACCCAGACGTTTGACTCCGCCTGCTCCCGCCAAATGTCGAGAACGTAAATGTCGTCTTGGGCGTCATTTCCAACGACGCCGTGGACCGTGTAATCGCCGCGCCCCTGCTTGGTTGCGTAGTCTGAGGCGCCATACGTCCGGAGGTTCGCCGGCAAGATGCGATACTTGCCTTCAGCATTCTTTCCGGTCGCGGCTTGTTCCGGCGTCACGTACCGTTCGAGGAACCATTCCGGCTTAAAATAGGCGTCCTTTTTGCTCTTTGGCTCCATGAGCATCTGAGCGGAGAATGTCTCCTGCATCTCGATGCGCTTTTTGGCGAGAACCTCCGCCGGCAAGAAAACGGGTACGCCAAACTCTGTCCCGTCCACCGTCGCACGATGAATGCGGGGGAGAATGCCGCGCTCCATCATCGTCGCGTAGGTGTCGAAATAGTGATAGCGCGTGCCGATGTACCTTGACGCCCCGCCAATCGCGGTGAGGTTTCGGGACAGTTCCCAGGCCGCCGTGGTCTTCTTGATCATCTCAGGCGTCGTGACGCTTTCACGGGTCACGACGTCATCATAGACCGCGAGCTTGAAGTGCTTTGAGGTCGGCTGCCCGTCAACCAAGCCCCAGGCTTCGACGGTTGCCTCTTTCGGGTTCGACTTCCGCTTGACGGTAATGCCTTCGTCTTCCGACCACTTCGGGCTCTCCTTATGAGGATTGGCCCAAAGGACATCCGGGAACCAGTCTTTCAGGTTCTCGTTGCGCTCGAACTCGGTCTTGATTTGGCGAAGGAACTGCTTGGCAATCGGACGGGTATGGCTAAACAGACCGACCGTGACCTCATCATCGACAACCGGATCATCGCCATGCGACGCGAGCACGTCCTGAATGGTCAGGGCGAATGTGATGATGGTCGACTTGTAATGTTCACGAGCCCAGAGATCTAAACGCTCGTTCGGATCTGATTGGACTTCACGGCACCGGTTGAAGCACCAGTCATTGTCAGTGTCCGGCCGATCAAGCCCGTAACGCAGAAGAAAAAAAAGATCAGTTCGGCAGAGGTTTCTTAGCCGCGCCCTTCTCTGTGCTTCCGAGCAATCCAGCAGCCCACTGATGAGTTGCCGATACTGACTCGGCTTCGTGACTATGCTTGAGATTGCCGGTGACATTCACGTCCTTGATCTCTTTGAATATCCCGAGGTGTTTACCGAGATCCACTAGCGCGGCACGCTTATCGTTCAGTTTGAACTTGACCCGCTTTACATCCTTGGCGTCGTCGCCTTTGCCTTCCGCATAGGTCTCGACCGTGACCTCTGAGATCGCAGCCGCCTGCTCGCGCGTTAGCGCGCTCAGATCGACGTAGGCGTCGCCTTCCGACGTTGTGCGGATGTAGTCCAGCATGTTTGCAAAACCGAGCAGGGCAAGCTCTCTGACGATCCTGTCGGCCGTTACCTCATGCTTTTCAGCGAGTTGCTGTCTCGCCGCTTCGATCCTTGCCGTAACCTTGCCGTTCTGTAGAACTTCGATAGCTTTGCGATTTATGGTTTCCGGCTTGGTATCCGGAGATACGTCATATGCGCGCCTATAGGCTTCGCTGGCATTTCCGGTTTCGATGTAGGCTTGGCAGAACGCCTCCTGCTTTGGGGTAAGCTTTCCGTCTGCCATTCAGGAAACCGTCTCCGGCATCTTTGCCGCCATCAACGCTTCGATCTGTTTCAATGCCTCTGGTGTCAGCTCTGAAATTCCGTCAGGTGCTCTGAGAAAGCCGAGATAGTGCTTGGCTCTGAGCAGGACAGATTGAGGCTGTTCTCCTGGAAGTGCGTTTTGAGCGGCGCACTGTAGAGCTCGGACGGCAAGGTGTTGATCGGTCAAACCGGGTACCTTTCAAAACTCGCCAGCGTCGAACCCGTCCTGCCAATAAAGTCGAACATGCGCTTACGGGCTTCGATCTCGTCGATACCGCTAAATAGGACGAACCAGCGATGGCCATGACCACGCTGGTACTTTCCGAATGCTCTGATGATCACTGACCCCTGACCTACTCTGTCGAAGTCGTACTTTTCTTCCTGGGTCATCGCCTATTCCGCGGCCTCTAAAACGAGTTCAGGCTGTTTTGGGTCTTTCGGCGCAAAGATGCTCTGGTTGCCTTCCGATCTGTACTCGCCCGAGAGCGATTCAAAGTCGGGGCGCTCTCTTAGGAGCGGCCAAAAGGCTTGATCTGGCATCAGAACGCGATTGTTCGGAAATGCGCCGATGTATCCGCATTCGAGTTTGCAGACGTGAAGCGACTTATGCTGTTCAGGATCGTCCGCTAGGTCCGTTCCTGAGAAGTCGATCGTGAACTGATATTGGCCTGGCCGACGGTCTGGGAGAATGTAGGCTTCACCTCTCTTGATGAAGTCGAGTTCAACCACCCCGAAATGGGTTGAGAAGCAGTCCCACGGCTGGATGTAGGTTAAATCTTCCGGCTCATCGCAGGGCTTCCAGCACAAGGCTTGGATCGGAAGCAGGAAATGGGCGCCGCCGTAGGCTCCCCCGAGTGCTGTCTGGAACCAGAGGCTTGATCCACGGATGCAGCGGACGCCGTAGGCAACCGCCTCGACGAACTCGCCATGGCCGCGCTTCTGGTCTCGAAGATACTGCCCTCGCACCATCACCCGCATATAGGGGATGTTGCCCATGATTTCGGCCAAGGTGGAATCCTGATCTGTTCAGAAGAACTTGTAGGCGCAAACGATGATTGCGGACGCCAGAAGCAGGAAGATCGCCATTGCGGTCATGCTTCTCTCCTCACGCCCAAGGCCAGTAGGCCACCCACCAGAACGAAACTCCGATCAGAAACCCAATCCAGAACCAGAGGTCGGTGATCTCCACCTAAGCGGGCTTGCCGGCCGCTGATCTGATCCCGTGACTTCCGAGCTTGTCCATTTGTGTGGGGCTGATCTCGTGTGCTGGGACCGTCTTCGAGCGGTGGCTCTGGACAAACAAAAAGCCGCCTAAAGCGAGTGCTTCGGCGGCTATCGGTGGTTCGTCCAGTGTGGAATATTGACTATCAGGTTCCACCGAAGAAGTCAATGCATTTTAGCAACATTTGTACAAAAAGATGCAAAATCTTGAAATTTCCGGAAAGTCGAAGCACCTATTATAGCTGAAACACGCAATAAATCAAACGCTTAGATCGACTTTCCGGTAATTTCTGGTAAGTGCGGATTATTTCTGCTCATCTCATCAAACCGGGTAGCAATCGCTCTGAACCACGCGCCAACGGCTCCGAGCGGATAAGCCGT